TCCCAACGCCGCGAGGATTGGGATGCCCTGCCCCGAGAAGTGCTGCTTCTGACGGCTGGGGTGGACGTTCAGGATGACCGCCTTGAAGTGGAGGTGGTGGGTTGGGGACTCGACGAGGAATCATGGTCTATACATTATCAGACCATTTACGGTGACCCATCAAGCCCGAAGGTTTGGGAAGATTTGGATGTGGTCTTGGCGCGTAAGTGGGAACACGAATCCGGGTCAGAGATGATTGCTACCGCGACCTGCGTGGACTCAGGCGGTCACCATACGCAGAGTGTTTACAAGTATTGCAAAGCCCGTGAGGGTAGGCGCGTGTTTGCCATCAAGGGTGTTGGAGGCGACGGGCGACCGCTAGTAGGCAGACCCAGCAAAAACAACATCGGCAAGGTGAATCTATTCCCGATTGGCGTCGATACTGCCAAGCACTTGTTGTTTAGCCGATTTCGTATTACCGAACCCGGTGCTGGCTATTGCCACTTTCCTAGTGACCGAGATGACGAATACTTTAAGCAGTTGACCGCCGAGAAAATCGCCACACGCTATCACAAAGGTTTTGCGCGGCGTGAGTTCGTCAAGGTGCGCCCACGCAACGAGGCGCTGGACGTTCGTGTGTACGCAATGGCTGCGTTGACCTTGATGAACGCTAACCTCAAGGCGTTGCATAACCGAATGATGGCAAACCTTGATAAGTCGGAACAAGTCAACAAGGTTGCGCCTCAAATGAAAAAAGTGCAAAGAGGTGGTGCATTTGTAAACCGATGGCGTTAGAATTACAATGCAAGCCATCTAATGAGGGCGGTACATGGCTAACCTATTTGACGCGGCGAACGCGCCGACAACCGAACCTGTGACTGTTGTAGTCGGCGACTTCATCCAATGGAAGCGCACCGACCTTGGGACGGACTACCCAAACAATCTATACACGGCGACATACGTTGCACGGATTACTGGCGGCGGCTCTAACGAGATTACCTTAACTGGGACGGCAAGCGGCGAAGATTATTTGTTTACTGTCGAAAGTGCAGATTCGGCAGATTTCGCACCGGGTTATTACCATTGGCAACTTGAGATAGTTCGCAATAGTGATTCCAACCGTATTGTGGTTGACCGTGGCGTGTTCACGGCAATCGTTGACCTCGATGTAAACCAATCAGACCCGCGTACACACGCGGAGATTATGATTTCCAAAATCGAGTCGTTGTTGAGTGGCAAGGCAGATGCTGATGTTTCATCGTATAGCATCGCTGGTCGTAGCCTGACCAAATTGTCATTCTCGGAATTGGTAGAAGCGCGTGACTACTACAAGCGTGAGTATCAGAAAGAGGTAATCGCTGAACGCATACGCCGAGGGAAATCAACAGGCGCTACCGTAAAGGTAAGGTTCTAAATGGCACTCATCGACTTATTCAAGCGTAAGCAAAAGCCGCCAGCCAAACGCCAATATGCTGGCGCACAGATTGGTCGGTTATTCAATGATTTCGTAGCATCCAGCCGTAGCCCTGACGAGGAAATCAAGGCGGCGCTGGCGGTATTGCGTAACCGATGCCGTGACCTCGCAAGGAACAACGAATATGCCAAGCGATACATACAACTTGCTAAAGCGAACGTGGTGGGTGAACGCGGCGTATCAATTCAAGTCAAGGCGCGAAACGATAACGGCACAATGGACGTATTCGGCAACGATGTCATTGAACGCGCTTGGAAGCAATGGGGTCGCAAGGGAACTTGTACCGTTGACGGTCGTTTATCTTGGGTAGATGCCCAACGGCTATTTGTTGAAAACCTAGTGCGCGACGGCGAGGTGCTGGTGCGCTTGGTGAACTACCCGAACCGCTTTGGTATGGCGCTGGAGTTCATCGAACCCGACCTGCTTGATGAACAATATAACCACGACCTGCCCAACGGCAACAAGATTCGCATGGGTGTGGAACTGGATAAGTTCAATCGCCCGGTAGCGTATCACCTGCTGACCCGTCACCCCGGCGATTTCCAAGGTGGCATGATTGGCAAGTCAAAATGGGTGCGCGTACCTGCTGACAATTTGCTACATTTGTATCTGCCTGAACGTGCCCAGCAAACCCGTGGCGTGCCTATGATGGCGGTTGCAATCACTAGTTTGAAGATGCTGCACGGCTACCGTGAAGCCGAATTGGTAGCAGCCCGTGTGGGCGCATCCAAGATGGGTGTGATTACGTCACCCAATGGCGATGGTTTCCCAAGTGACGATACCGAGAACTCATACACGCCAATCATGGACGCCGAACCCGGCACGTTCCATCAATTGCCCGCTGGATACGATTTCAAGATGTTCGACCCAACGCATCCAACGAGTGCGTTTGCCGACTTTGAGAAAGCCGTGCTGCGCGGCATCGCCTCGGGCTTGGGTGTTAGTTACACCAGCCTCGCCAGCGACCTTGAGGGCGTAAGTTATTCGTCAATTCGTCAAGGCGCATTAGAAGACCGCGACCAATGGAAAGTCGTGCAAGACTTTCTAATTCAGCATTTCGTGCAACCGATATTTGAACGCTTCTTAATGAAGATTATGGAGGGTGGCGTTATCAACATCCCGGCAACGCGGTTTGATAAGTTTGCCGAGGCTACGGTGTTCCGGGCGCGTGGCTTCCAATGGGTTGACCCGCAGCGCGAGATGCAAGCCGCCGTGGTTGGTCTGCAAAACGGCATTTTGTCTTTGCAAGACGTTGCTAACCAATACGGGCGCGATGTTGAAGAAACATTCGACCAAATCGAAGCCGAGAAACAGATGGCAGAGTCTTATGGCATTAGCCTAGCGTTCCAGCCATTTGGCGGTGGGCAAAGTGCCTATGGCGCTGGCAAAATCGACCCTATGACGGGTAAACCTGTAAGCGAGTTAAGCGATGCCAACCCCGAATGAGGCAATGCGCGAAGAAGCGCAACGCGGCTTAGATTGGCGGCGCGAGTACGGGCGCGGCGGTACTGAGGTCGGTATCGCAAGGGCGCGTGATATTGCCCGTGGCGCTAATTTGTCTGACGATACTGTCAAGCGCATGGTGAGTTACTTTGCACGCCATGAGGTAGACAAAGAAGCCGAGGGTTTCCGACCCGGCGAGGATGGATACCCCAGCAATGGGCGTATCGCGTGGGCGCTATGGGGTGGCGATGCTGGTCAGTCTTGGGCAAACAAAGAGGCTGCGAAGATGGAACGGAATATGGATTTAAGACCATACCCGAACGAACACGCTGCACGCCTACGCGACCCCAGCAAGTACGAACGCTTTGCGCGTGAGAACGATGCCTTTGGTCGTGGGATTGACGCCATTTACGGTATCATTGACAATACATCCGAATTACAAGCGATTAGATTTGATAAGGATTTGTTTACAGTTGACGAGGCTAGGGCTTGGTTGGCTGATAACGATTACGAAGCACTTGAATTTGAACCAGCGACCGAAAGGGCTGATATGGACGAACGCCAAGAAATTACCGAGGAAATTGTGGAGGTGGCTGCTGAAGTCGCTGAGACTGTATCTGAGGAAGTCGTGGAAGCAAGCCGCGACGAGGAAGTGGGCGAAGCGGAAGTTGCGGTGGAAACCGAGGAACGCCGCGCCGTGGAGTTGGTGCATCGCGCCGATTCTATGGACGCACAAGTGGTCGATGAACGCCGTGTACAAATGGCGATTTCGTCTGAACAACCCGTTGAGAGGTCGTTCGGGCTAGAGGTGCTTGACCACTCTAACCAATCAATTGACCTGAGTTTCCTGAACTCGGGTCGTGCGCCGTTGTTGCTAGACCATGACCCTACGCAGCAAATTGGCGTAATCGAATCCGTAGACCTCGATGGCTCGGCACGCAGGTTGCGTGCGACGGTGCGCTTTGGAAAAGGCGCGCTGGCGAATGAGGTTTATGGTGATGTCGCTGACGGGATACGCGGCAATGTGTCTATCGGTTATCGCATCGACAAGATGACGAAAGACAAAGATGGGCGCACCTACCGTGCAGTCAGTTGGCGACCGATGGAAGCCTCTATTGTTTCGATTCCAGCCGATACGTCTGTTGGCGTGGGTCGTTCGATGGATGCGGTCATCTCTGAAGCCATCGAGGTCGAAACGCCTCAAA